GTGGTCAAATGAAATACGGTGGTAAAATGAATAAAACAATGAAAAAACGTAGAAGTCTTAAAGGCGGTAAATGGTCTAGAAAATATAAAAAAAGCATTAATTGTAAAAGACCCCGCGGATTTTCTCAAAGACAGTATTGCAAATATGGGAGGAAAAATTAAAACCTTTAAATATTTCAAACGCTAAATTCAGCACTTTTGTATTGTATTACAACTATTATTATTTAATGCTTTTTGTAAATTACCAATGGTTTGTGAAACACTATTTGAAACAACTATATTATTTTCTTTTTCATCTACTCTTTCCCAAACACATACAAAATCAATCCATCCCTCATTTATTGGTAATATATGAAATGTTTCAACAACCTTTACTGGAAATATAGGTTCATTTGAAAATTGAAAACTACTCCAGTAAGATAATGCTTGTCCTGCGTCAGAGTAAAAACGCCAATTATCACCTGGATGACAATGATATGGGCCATTAGTAGGGGCATTAACATATATAAATCCACCTAATTTTGTTATTCTAGTCATTTCTTTAAAAGTTATCCAAAAACAAGGGTCGTGTTCAAAACAAGAAGTTGATACTATCAAATCTATTGAACCATTATTAAAAGGCAATTTATCACCTGGTTTAACTACAACATCTACAGATGTATGTGATTCAATATCTACACAAATATATTTCATTCCTAAACGTTCAAAAAAAACTCGTAATGATCCGTTGACATCTTTACCCCCTATATCAAGAACAATTTTGCCTACCCCACCATAGAATTGCGCGAATAAATCTCCAGATTTAGAAGCTGTATAATGCATACTTATTAAATATGTGTTATATAAAAAAAAATATATATAAACTCATATAATCGGTGTTTCACACCCTTTCTCATTTAGACCACAGAACATTTCAAACCGGCACTTCGGGAGCAAAAATTTCTAAAAGTGCCCGTTTCAAATGTTCATTTGTCTAAAATGCCTATTTCAAATGTTTATTGGTCTAAAATGCCCATATTTTATTTATCCGGGCGAGCACAGTCGTTTGATTTAATACCATTTATTCAACTTATATTTTATAGTTTTTACATAATATAAATTATAAAATACCTTAAATTTTCAGATCAAACAACCCTGCTCACCCTTGTAATAATACCGTGAAGTGCCGAAGTTAAGTACTCTCCCTTTTGGAGGGGAGTACTTAACTTTATGGCACTTTCACGGCAGCGGTCGTGCGAAGTTGTACCCCATAGGGGGTACTTAACTTCGGCACTGGGCGGTATTTAATTACCGGGCTGTACCGAAGTTAAGTACCCCCAAAGGGGGCACAACTTCTTACGGTAGTAGTTGTAAAGTACCGTAAAATTAAGTACACCCCTCTGAAAGGGACTGTACTTAACTTCAGTACTTCACGTAAATATTAATTTATGAAATCTTTCAATAACAAACCCTTCCGTTGGATTTTTTTCATTTTCTAACATTTTAACAATTTTTAAGTAAAATTCTTTTGGTCTTTTTAAGATATTTTTTTTGGATACTATAAATTGAGCTCCAGTCCCAAATTCGAATTTCATATGTCTTTTCCTTTCACCAAATATTTTTTCATAAACATTTATTAATGGCAATCGACGATGATGCCGACACCCGCTTAAATTGCAATCTAAAACGCGTTCGCTTAAAAACTCAAAATCAATACTCAAATCTGTATTATTAATATATTTATTTAAATTAGACATTATATTTAGTGAATGGTCAAATGGGTTTCCTTGTAAAAAAATAGTGTAATCTGCTAAATTATCATAATTATCATAAATATGTTTATAATATGTGTGACCTTCTCTACCAACATTAATCAAATATTTTTGATTGAAATCGTATGGTAATGGAGTTCCTTTGTTGTAAATAATTACATTTTTAAATGGTTTAGTCCATGATACATCTTCATTATATCTTGCTACTACAATACAAAAATTCATATCTTTACATCTATGAAGATTTAAATCCGCACAAAAATGCGTATTTATTTTCATAATATTACTCATAACCAGTTTCAAAGAGTTCAATCTGTGCGGATTGAAATATTCAAGGATATATATATTCTATCGTAAAGTGCCAAAGTTAAGTACACCCCTTTCAGAGGAGTGTGCTTAACTTTACTGTACTTCACAGCAACGGTCGTACAAAGTTGTACACCCGTTGGGTGTACTTAATTTCGGTACTAACCGGTAAAATGGGCATTTTAAATGAGAAAAGGTGTAAATCTCTAAAGGCACAAATGTCTAAAGGTGTAAAAACTTAATCATAAACTAATTACAACATACTTGCCTGATTGTAAAGGCGTGCCGAAGGGTCTATGCCACCAGGCCAAGAAGTGTAAGTGTGTACGTTAGAAAGTGGTGGCGGCGAAGCCGGTATAGTTAAATATCCACCCTTTGGCTTTAATTTCTGATCATTCCTTAACATTTCATATTCTGGTTCGCCTCTGTGTACAAATTTACAATCGCCAGTTGTTTTATGGCGTCTACACCCGCTATCTTCACAGTCTTGCTTACACTGTTTCATAAACTTGCCGGGGCGGGGTTTTGCTACTTGCGAATGATGCCCTTCTGCCCTAGTGTGCCGGTGTGAATTCTCACCTCTGGGAGCCGGGTAGTGTCTATGACCCTGTGCTTGCGTATGTCTATGAGAATGTTCGCCTCTCAGTACAGATCGATGTCTATGTCCCTCTGCCTTTGTATGGCGATGAGATAATTCACCTAATGGGCGATGATGTTGAGCCCAGTGCTTTCTAGTCTTGGGACTGGGTTTAGAACGTTTGCTTTCAGAGCTACTAGATCTACGCGAAGATTTAGATGATGGCGTTCTACTAGGTCTGCCTTGGCGTCTTCTCCGACTTTTAATATACGAAGTCGGATTTCTGCCATAAAGCCTCTTAAAAGAAGAACGCAACATCCTTACTTCGGCTGTCCTTGGTGGCCGATTTGATTCAGCCCATTTTCGCTCAGCTTCATTTAAGTTTCTTTTAGCCTTTGCTTCCATTTTTAGCCGTGTAGCCCGCCGTCTAGGAGTTTCTGCCCTAAGCATTTCTCTTTGCTCCTCTTCTTCAACAATATTGGCCCAATGCCCCATCGTAGCATGTTCCGCTAAAATTTTTGCTACTTCCTCAGACGCCTTGGACATTCTATTTAAGCATAGATATAATTTGATGCTATTTGGAAAGGCTATTGTCCCAACCAATTAAAAAATACGAGATGTTCTAATCCGCCTAAAAAAACCATATAAATATAGTAACAATTCTCATGTTAATGTGTTTCATTAGTTGGCTAGCCACGCCCAAAGAAACTAATAGAGTATATATTTTGAAAAGGCTAACATCCAAACAAAAAAGACGTGCTAAGCGGAAAGATAGATATACCGGACAGCACCGAAATTAAGTACCCCGAAAGGGGTACAACTTCTTATGACCGTAGCTGTAAAGTGCCATAAAGTTAAGTAAACTCCCTTTCAGAGGGAGTTTACTTAACTTAGGCACTTCACGGTAGACTTTATTTAATGAAATAGCTAAAATAAGGTTAATATAGTCAACCAAAAAACTCAAACACCTACCAAGTGGCAACAGACAGTGTACCATAGTGACCGCTGACACGGGTTCATACAATGTTTTAGTGTCGTGCCTTTCGGTGAATGAGCCCAGCCTCTTCCGGGCTGTACCCTACTACCTTACCAACGGTAGCTTCATTGTTCTAAATTAATATGGTTATTAATGTAGACAATTATGAACAATCTCTTGTTCAAGGGTAACTTTTAAATATGGGCGAAATATGATTTCAATTTTTTTTTGTTTATGCCTATTTATCAGTACTGTCATAAACACATAAAGACAAATACAGAAATAGGCACTAACAAAAAATATATAGTTATTTCATCTACACGATTCCCTAAAAATGTTTTACACTTTGACCTCTAAAATCCTGTTTATCAACAGCTATTTAAAGTTCATATAACAAGCCAGAAAATGGCGTTTCTATAAACTGAAAAATCTCTTTTTTTTTTCGTTTATTTTCACTCCCCATCCGGTCCGTATGTTTAGTCCACGGCGTCCATATCCGTTGCCGGTATCGTTACCCACTGTTTCCCTTGGAGACGCAAGCGGTGCCCGTCGTTGAATTCCCACAAGTTCCACCCGATACATACCGCCTTGGTATCGCCACGCATATATAGGTCACCAGTTCTAGCCCCCCGTTTGGGTGGCGTGAAGCCTTTGAAGATCTTGACCCCTGATTTTGTCTCTGTCATTGTGGCGGGCATCAGGTCTTGAAGGCCAACGCGTACTGCCGAAAGGGGCTTGCCGTGGCGCTTTGCGACAGAGCCCCGCGTAAGTAAACGCACCAGTGTCCGTTTGCGTGCTTCACATACCTGGTCGGATTTAGCCCACTCAAACCCAGTCTGGTACTGCCGAGTAAAGGGTGGATACACCGTGCGTTCACGATGTGTAGTTGTAGGACCCGCACACTTGGGCTCGGGTGTAAGGCACTGGCTTTTGTTTACGTCAGTCATATTTAGCTATTAAAGTTTCTTTTACTTTAACCCTAATAAATAGATTGTTGATTTATGATTTCAATTTTTTTGTTTTTCTTTGGCTTACTTAATAGCAACAGTATACCGTGAGCTACCGAAGTTTAGTACACCCCTTTCAGAGGGGTGTACTTAACTTTATGGCACTTGACAGCTACGGTCGTGCGAAGTTTTACGCCCTTTAGGGGTTACTTAACTTCCGTAATGACTGGTATGATAGAAAGCCACAATTTTTTTTTATATTTTATAATAAATCAACGTTCACCAATTTTTTAAGCCTTCGCAAAATAATTTCACTGTCATATGTAATTCTGTTTACGCCAGTCGGCTGGACACTTTTCATAGAAGAAAAGCCAATATCTTCCGTGTCAAAATCAAATCCTATTTGTTTTAGTGTTTTAATATAAACCTTATTGCCAGGCAATGATTGTGATATACATGATTGCATAAATGCTGAATGAACAACTTTCGTGTCGCAGAAACGAATATATGGTTTCACGTGGAAGTAATTATCTTTTGGAATATTATTTTTAATATCTTGGTGTATTAAATCGTCAAAGAATATAACGCCGTTGTTTTTGATAACTGCATTCGGATAAACAGTTTTGAATGACTGTTTTATAGTGTTAACGGTTTTGGGTCCTTCGCACATAGAACGCCCATCTAGTTCGCGTTTTCTAATAGGGCTAAGCCAGCACAAAGTTGGCACAAATATATCTTCTTTTTCTCCCAATAAATGTTTAATAAGTTCTTGACAAAATAAAATAGTTAATTTAGACGCGTTATTTGAATATATCATTAGGCCTCCAACTAATCCTTTGCGTTTTGCCTCCAATAAATGGGATATAACGGCTAATATACCTGGTCTTAAAAGTCGCGTGTTTGCCTCTTTTTCCGCAATAAGACGCACAAATTCAAAAAATGCCGCCTTTAGTACTGGATTTAATTCATCAGGTAGGTCAACTATAGGTATATCCACACCATTATAATGGGGTTTTGTATAAATTTCATTCATAACCCATGGTGCGAAGCAATATAAATAATTTGAAACGGATTCGAAATAACCCAACGTGCTATCCATGTCAAATGCTATCCATAAAACCATTCCCTTATATATATTAACCTAATTTTACATTAAGTCTGTTTAGAATCAGCAGAAGTTTTATTTACTTTCATATCCTCAACACACTCAGGATTTGCTTTCATACTAACTTTGATGGGTAGTGAAAAATCCTCTAAATTGCCCATTTCATCCCAGGAAAGTTCTGTCCATTCCACTTCGCTTACAACCGGTTCCCAACGTTCTGTATCCATTCTACCAACCCAAATTCCAACGTATCCGTCTTCGGTAGAATATTCATATTTAATCCAACACTGGTGATATTTTTTGAGAAGTTCAATAATGTATTCTTGTATTGGTCTGTTTCTAAAATGCGTATGACAAACTAAAAAGTTCTTTTCTCTAGCTCTAACATCAATATTTTCCGAGCCAAAAAAAGCATCGGCTATTTCTGCACATATTCCAGTTATATTTTCTAGCTTAAGCTTGGTGTTTTCCATTTCATCTAGTATGTTTTTAGGACCGCGAACAGTTATATATTGATTTCCGTCTATGCCCATTTTATAATGTTATATATACTTTTGCTTTATGTCATAAAAGGGTAGTTATGTAAGCATTATCGAAACATTTGTTATCCAAAAGATAACAAAATTTGAAAATATGTGTAATAATTAGTAACTAAATAACAATGTTATACACATATTTTAAAGAAAATCTAAATAATTATACTAAAACTCTGGAAGATCCTGACCTAGCGGATTACACCGATTTAGTGGTCTCATATATTCTATTAGAGGCAATTTCAGCAAATAATAGTCACACATTTATATTTCATCAAGATAAGAGTGAAGAGTTTATTTCAAAGGTTATAACTAATATCAGACGCATATTTATAGATTGTTTGGTAATTGCTCATGTGGTTCGGAATTTTGATGAAAAGATTTTAGAATCGGGTGTAACTGTATATTGGGGAACATAATGTGTGTATATAGAAGGATGGATGAATTGATACATGTGGGTATATCGGCGCAGAAATATTTACCACGTCAAATAACAGATTTTTTCACTAAAAAAATCTGTACTAAAATCGGAAAAAGTCGCCGTTTGGAAAATAAGTTGCGATTTGCGAAAACATACAAAATAAAGTGGCAGGACGCTATGAAATGTAAAAGCACAAAAAGCATTGAATCGTGTGTTAAAAAGTTCGACACGTTAGATGATCTGTTCTCAAGAAAAATATCGCCCGAGTTAACAAAAACTGACTATAGAACCAAACATTATATAGTTTCACCTGCAGAATGTTACGCACGTAAGGTTTCATCAACTACCCGTTTTCATATAAAAGGAGCAAATTATTCATTGATAGACCTAATAAAAAAAACCCAGATACCTAAAAAATCAACAATATTTATATTTAGATTGGCACCCGAACACTACCATAGAATTCATAGCCCGACTAATTCTATAATAAAAATTATAAGAGAAGTTGGTGGGACATATATGAGCGTAAATCCCACATTATTAAATGATATACCAGTATTAGAAAGAAATTATAGAAAAATAATAGAGTTTGAAAACGGGCTAATAATGGTTATCGTCGGTGCGACTTGTATAGGTTCAATAGATTTATCAGTCAAAAATGGTGATAAGGTCGTACATGGGCAGGACATGGGGGCTTTTGGTTTTGGTGGTTCTTGTATAGCTTTAGTAGTTCCAAATATACTGGAAAGAGTAAACAAAAAACTTTCTACAAATGAAATAATATTTAAACCAGGCGAATGGGTTTGTAAAACCAGAAGTTCTAATAATGTGGGATGAACTGTGGTTTGATTAGACGGTCTAAGACAGTTTCTTTTATGCCTGTGCCTATTTAAAAATTGCCGTTTTTAAAATAATTCCTAAGAATTATTGTCAAAATTGTGGCTGTTTTGAATGACGCACCGGCAACTAACCCACAAATTTAAAATGAGAACAGGTGTGAAAAGTTTTTCCCATTTCAGAAAAAAAAGAGAAATCGTGTATATGTTGTTAAAAACTAACACAAATAGAAATAATTATAAATCGAAGAACTATCCGGGCGAGCAGAGTTTTTTTTTTTATACCATTTATTCAATTTATATTTTGTAGTTTTTACATAATATAAATTATAAAATACCTTAAATTTTTCAGATCAAAC